CTTTAGCCAAACCCACTTCAGCTATGATTGTATCGAACAGTTTTGGATTTTTGTTTGCAGATTTCATTGTTACTTTTTTAAGAACAGATTTCTGATTACCAGAATCTTTCGCCAACTTGATTTCTTTTATCATAGCGATAACGTCAGCGTCGTTTATTGCTTGTGCTTTTTTAATGAATCTTGCTAACATAGAGGCGATGACCACTCCTTCAGCAACATAACCGAGCGGAGGAACTTTAGTTCCCGTTTCCGCTTTCTTTGGATCTTTACTTACAGGTTTAAATTCGTCTGTTTTTTTCAAATCGCTAAATTTGTATCTATCTTTTTTATTAGTTGCTATTAAAAATGAAGCACTTATGACTTTAGAATTTTTCTTTTCAACAGCAGCTGCGATATCTTTATCATAAATGAATTTTACTTTTTTACCACTGACTATTTCAAATTCGGCACCTTTCTTGTATTTTAGCAGGAAAGCTGCGATGCGATAATCGTGTTTAAGTAGTTCTCCTGCTGCTAATGTTGACATTTTATTCTGATAGGATTAGCCATTATCCTATCCTCCGTATCTAGTAATTGAACCATTCTCATGTATCAAGAATGCTTCGAAATTAACTTTTGGAAATTCTTTTTTGAGCGCAAGGAATGATTGAAGATTTTTTACAGCGTCATCAAACATTCTTGCAACTGTATAATTTCCTTTTTGTAGATACTCAGAGGTGATCTGTGCTTTTGCAGCAGGACCCGGTATGCTTCTATTGCCTGCACGTTCAACATGAACACGATTAATATCGAATCCATATTTTTTAAATGTAGCTAGGAATAGTTTTTTATCATCTAGATCGGATCTAGCTGTGATGATAATGATTTTTTTGTGAGGACTGTCTTTGAATTTACTGAGCATCTTCTTTGCTGTTTTAAATACAGTATCGATAGGACGCGCAGTGGCATTAAATACTTCAGACGAACGAAACTCTGAGAAGTCGAATTCTTCTCCGGATTTTAATTTGTAGACATTAAATTCTGCTGGTGTTAATGTTCTAACACGCTTAGTGCCTTTTACAACAAACACTTTTGTTGTTGTATGGAAAAGTGTATCATCAATGTCAAAAATAGAAAGCGAACTTGCTCTCATATCTTCTGCAATAAATTCTGTGAATTTTAACATACACTTATTTATAATACCAAAAGAACTATTTTTTCTTGTGTATGAATTTCATATTCCCTGTTTCTTTAGCCCACGAAATAATTAGATTTCTTTGCAGTTTATATGCTTCTTTTTCCCAAGGCAGATCTTTGTAATCGGTTTTCTCTACATTAATTTTTCGCCGTTTCCATCTAGTGATTTCTGGACGATGAGTATAACCATAAAGCTCACCTTTAGCGAATTGTTTCATATGAACTAATTCGTGACTCAATGTAATAAATTGTTGGAATCTTGTCATATCAGAGTCTATACGTATCGTAAACATTCTTGGCGGAGAGCTATCATCTTCCCAACCACAATCCCCATAAACAAACTCCTTTTTAGCGAGATTCTTACGGAATATTAGATGTATGGATGTTACTTCTGAGAGTCTACTTCCAAGAAGAAAAGCACATATCGATCGCGTGGCTGATCTAAATTGCTTTAGAGTTCCTTTTGGAGCGTTTCGAACTGATAATGTTGGATTCCTCATCTAATTCTCCATGAAGATATACCACTATTTATTGTTATTCATTTCTTCATCTTCATCTTCATCTTCGCTTTCTGATAGACCATATCTAAATTCATCAATAACTTCTTGCTCAACCCAATGTTGTTTTTGGTTTTTAGCAAAACTACGACTAGAATTTTCATCCGATTCGTATCGCTCTCTTCTCCACGTTTTTCCCATATTACACCCTATTTAAATCCACTGAAGTCTTTACGACCCATTTTTTTAGTAGCCCAACGCATGGAATCTTCTTCATTCGCACGCGACCCAAACTTACTCTTATCGAACGCTGGCTTATCGACAATAAGATCTTCCTGTGCTGACTGCTCTACATCATATAATCGAAACTTAGACCTATCAATACCGACAACGAACTTAGAATGGAGCGTAAGATCGTTGTATCGATTCTTTAATTGCTTAATCATTATTTGATTTAGATTTTGCAGTTCTTCCGATGATATGAGTGCTATCATGAAGTCTGCTGTGGCTGGGAGACCAAAGGATTCTGAGGTATCAGTTAAATCCGGATCTGAGTTACTGAAACCAGATCGAGTTGTTTGTGTTGCGCTGACGATAGGAACGTTGAATTCAACTGCTAATCCTCTCAATTCTTCCGCGATGGATTTGATATAAGTGTAGCTATTTATATTTGCTCCAGGTTTAACCCGCGAAGACATAGAAATATTCAGATAATCCAGGTAGATAATATCCGGCTTAAATGTTCGCTTTAGATTCAGTTCGTTAAGAAGATGGCGGAAATGACCAACGTGAGCAGTAGCTGTTGGGTATTCCTTGATGATGAGTTTTCCGACCGTTTTCGCGCGAACCTTAGAAACTTTCGTTTCATACAGATCTTTTGAAAGACCAGCTAGATCTTCACAAGAAACATTTAGAAGATTTGCATCAATACGTTCCGCAATCTTTTCTTCAGCCATTTCCATGGTAATATAAAGAACGTTCTTTCCAAGCATCATATTTGCGGCAGCAAAATGACACATCGCTAGAGTTTTGCCAACCCCAGTTCCAGCCATGATAATGTTCAATGACTTCTTAGAAAATCCGCCGCGAGTTATCTTATTCATCATATCTAAATCGAAAAGAACTTTCTCTTCGACGCGATGATAAAAATCATATCGCTCTGCAAAGTCCTCTAGAAAATCATGACCAATATGATTGTCGAAAGAAATGGCAAGAGCATCAGTCAATATTTGTGGGATATTACCTTTATCCTGATGCTTTTCTTTTCCATCAAGAATATGAATGCTATCCATAATAGCATTATATACAGCTTTCTCCTGACAGAACTTTTCGGTTGTATTCAGCAACCAAGTTTCGTCGACCTTTTCTGGAGGAGTTAAGCTGTCGATGAGTTCTGAAGATTGCTTATGTTCAGACTCACCGACTCCGATTAAATTATTTAACTCAATTGAAAGTGCTTCTTTTGTTGGCAGTGAATTATATTTTGAAACGAAAGACTCAATCTGTTTGAAAATGAGCCTTTCGCTTGAATCTACAAAATACTTTTCTTTAAGGAAGGGAATAACTTTTCGTGCATAACTATCATCATGCAACAGATGATTCAGTATCGTCGATTCGATTCTCATTTACTTTCTTCTGTGTAGTTTCAATTGATTCATCGTCGGACTTAGTTTCTTGTCCGTATTTAAATTCACGAGCAGCTGCAACTTCTAATTGATCAAGAAGATCCTTTGTAAAGTATTTTTCTGGTTCCTCATTAATTGTTTTACCAAATACTTTATTTCCATCAGGAAGTTCGTAACGAGTGCTAACCTTCTTAATGATACCGTATTTTTCAGCAAGATCTAACAGTCCATAATAGCGATCTAGACCTTTAGAATAAGAAAGTTTAACATCAACCATCTTATTTTCTTTCGTCATTCGACTCTTATGCATCTTGCAGTGAATGATATTGCCTACAACTTCAGTTCCCTCTTTGTCTTTTTTCTTTGATAGCATTACAATCTGTGATGCTGCATATTTCAATCCTGATCCACCAGAGATTTCATTTGTGGGAAAGAAAGAACCAATGGAAGCATAGACATGATTTGTAACAATCAATGGAACATTAATCTTTGCAAGTTTCAATGAAAGAACTCGAAAGGTCGCTTTAGCCAAAGCTGCTTTGGTCATATCTTTTGTTTCTACACCTTCAGTAGAATCAGAAACTTCTTTTGTGCTAGACAACATACCAAATGAATCTAGAATCATCAGCATCGGAGGACGATTATCCTTGTCGATTTTTGCATACTTGTCTAGAAGTTTAATTGCATGAGTTCTAAAATTCTGAATGGTATCTGTTTCAACAATGATGACCCTCTTTGTATCAATTCCACGATCAAGCATCATTTGTTTGGTAACAGCAGCTTCTGTATCATAGTAGAAAATTGCAGCATCTTTATTATCATCTAGAAACTTTTTAGCAATTCCCAGAACGAAAAATGTTTTTCCTGTAGCACTTTCACCTGCGAATGCGGTGATCTTATTATTCGGAACTCCACCAAAGATACTTCCGGTTAATGCGGCATTGAGAATATAACTGCCAGTATCAATAGCTCCAGAATATTCTGAGGAATGTAAACCATCGTCCGCCAAATGTGTATCAACATCGCCAAGATCCTTAATCATCGTTTTAATAAAATCGTATTTCGACATATGAAACTCCTTGTATAAGTGTATTATAAACTATATTTCGAGATATATAAAGGTTTATTTTTTCGTTTTTGTTACAGTGACGTCAGGCATTTCCGTCCAATTCTTACCATCTGTCGCTACAGCGTTTGCGTTACTCTTAAACCACTTCTTAGCTTCCGTAGAATATTTATTAGAACTATCTATTGGTTTGGATTTCTGCGAATAATTAATATTGGTGGAAACTATGAGTAATAAAGCCAATGGGTCTAATACTAAAACCAATGCAATTATCATAAATCTTACAGCTTTTTCCAATATTTCCTTATTGGATTCTCCGTAGATTAATTCGGCTACATAACGAATAGGTCCGACTTCTTTTTCGGCAATTCTTATTTCTTTGGCTAGTGGCATCTTTTCGGTTTGAAGATCATCTATAGATTCTTGTGCATCCTTGAT